CGGTATATCCTCAGGTCAGTAAAAATCGATGACCTTTTTACGGGAGTTCTGATGTCGTTACCTGCCTTAATTGCAAAAAAATGTGACAACGCGCAGATTTTTTCGGAACAAATCTCGCAAATTTCTTGCCTGACGGTGCTTTTTATTCGGACTGCTCACCCCAATCGTTTACCATAGAGACGTCAATTTTTAACAGGATGAGATTACTGGTGTCTGACTCTGCCGCGCGCCCGACTTTTTTGTTCCACGATTACGCGCAGCAGCCACGAAACCCGCGCAATTAAAGCCACCTCTCTCATCACACTTTTATTTGGTACGCAATTTGGTACACAACGCAATTTTCACATCACCGGGCAGTCGTCGAACTCGCCAGAGCGAGCATCGTTGATGCTGTACGTGATCACCCCAAATACCGGCCGCGATGTATCCGATGCCTCATCCTTCGATGGTAACGGCTCCCTCCTCCCATTTTCAGGGTTTTCCAGGTAAGGATGCGGATGAGTCCTGTAGCGCATGATCCTGAACTCACCATCAACAGCGCAGACGAGCAGAGAACCGTCTTTCGGTGTCAGCGATGAATCGACGATGAGCATGGCCCCTTTCATAATCCCAGCACGCAGGTATGTAGTGCCGGCTATCATCATGTACGTGGCTGAAGGATGCGCGATAAGGCGCTTGTCGAGTGATATGCGTTCTTCAACGTAGTCTGCTGCCGGGCTCGGGAATCCCATAACCACCTCCAATTAACTGTATGCATATACAGTATTTCAGCTTTAGGAATTGATCAAGTGCTGATCAGATTGGTCTTAGGTGGTAAACTTCGCTAAATTCTAAAACAACCAAACTACTCATATGCTTAAGCTATTCTCAAAATATTTGACTGTTGGCGTGTTCAACACCGCCATTCATTGGTTAGTATTTGCGGTAGGTGTCTATGTGTTCTCTGTGAACCAGGCAGCGGCTAACCTTCTGGCATTCGCAACTGCAGTAACATTTTCATTCTTCGCAAATGCCGCGTTTACCTTCAAGTCAAAGCCAAAGGTTAGAGGGTATTTCTTGTTTGTTTCCTTCATGGGGATTATGAGCGTGCTGGTAGGCAAGTTGTCTGACTATTATCAGATCGCCCCTATTATTACCCTTGTTGAATTCTCGTTGATAAGCCTGATTTGCGGGTTCTTTTATTCAAAACACATTGTCTTTAGGGAAGAAAAATGAAGATTTCTCTGGTTGTTCCCGTCTTCAATGAAGAGGACGCGATACCGATTTTTTACAAAACCGTCAGAGAGTTTGAAGACCTTCAACAATACGAAGTAGAGATAGTATTCATCAATGACGGAAGTAAGGACGCAACGGAAGCGATCATAAATTCAATTGCTATATCAGATCCTCTCGTCAAGCCTCTTTCCTTCACTCGTAATTTCGGCAAAGAGCCTGCGCTATTCGCCGGGCTTGACCATGCAACCGGTGACGCAGTCATTCCAATTGACGTAGACCTACAGGATCCTATTGAAGTTATCCCTCACCTCATAGAGAAGTGGCAGGCTGGTGCTGACATGGTTCTGGCTAAGCGCGCAGACAGATCCACCGATGGCCGTTTAAAACGCAAGACGGCCGAATGGTTCTACAAGCTGCATAACAAAATCAGCAATCCGCAAATTGAAGAAAACGTTGGCGATTTCCGTCTGATGTCTCGCGAAGTTGTGGAAAATATCAAGCTCATGCCAGAGCGGAACCTCTTCATGAAGGGGGTATTGAGCTGGGTAGGCGGCCGAACTGATGTCGTTGAGTATGCCCGTGCTGAGCGCGTGGCCGGCAATACTAAATTCAACGGCTGGAAGCTATGGAATCTGGCGCTTGAGGGTATCACAAGTTTTTCCACATTCCCGCTTCGCATGTGGACGTATATCGGCCTGGCCGTAGCAGGAATGGCTTTCCTGTATGGTGCATGGATGATTATCGACACAATGGCGTTCGGCAACCCGGTGCGCGGGTATCCATCTCTTCTGGTTTCTGTTCTGTTCCTTGGTGGCGTTCAGCTTATTGGGATTGGAGTTCTTGGGGAGTATGTGGGAAGGATATACACAGAGGTCAAGCAGAGACCAAGATATATAATCAAGAAGGGATAATTTGATGAGTTACCTGCAAACAAACAAAGTGATTTACTTTCTGTTTATATTTTTGTTTTGTTTTTTAGTCTTTGTGTTTAGACGTCCTGAGATTATAACCAATGCTCAGTTCTGGGCAGAGGATGGGGCGATATGGTACCATCAGGCAAACACTATCGGCCCGCTGAATTCTCTGATACTTCCCCAGCAGGGATACTACCAGACAATATCTAAGCTGGTTGCTTCGTTGTCTCTTGCTGTGCCTGTCTACTATGCCCCGCTGCTATACAATGTCATCGGGATATCCATAAGATGCTTTATGGTTATGTTCCTGCTGTCGAACAGACTCAGTATGTATAGTCTTCCATCGCGGGTTTTGATCGCGTTATTTGTTGTGCTGATGCCTCATCTTGAAGAGGTACATGCAAACATAACCAATACCCATTGGTACTTGTCAATGTGGCTGTTCATGGTGCTCATAGCCAACAAGCCAGCCAGCAGAATTGATAAAACACATGATATTTTTGTGCTTGTGATTGCAGGCCTAAGCGGGCCATTTATTGTATTTATGGCTCCTGTTCTGGCACTCAAAATGATTGCCAATGCATCCGGTAAAAACATTTTCATAAAGACCATAAATGCCATCAAGTCCGTAGACTGGTTCGCTTTTGTGTTCATTGCTCTATGCGTGGTCCAACTCTTGACCATCGCGATGTCATTTAATGAATCAAGAAACCATACCGAGCTTGGAGCTACATTTCAGTTATTTATAAACATACTCTCTACGAGAGTGTTTGCTGGGTTTGCGTTAAGCGATAGCGGTATACAGATGCTATGGACCATGGATAAAGCAAATGACGTCATCGTCATAATCTCATGCTGCTTACTTGTTCTGGCTTTGTATAAAGCTAACTGGAGGGCATGGGCGATTGTGATTTATCCGTTCACAATGCTGTTCCTCGCGCTGGCGAAACCAATGATCAGCCAGACCATTCCGCAATGGCATGGGTTTGAATTCACCGCTGCAGGGCAAAGATATTTTGTTATTACCAGTATATTCTGGTTCGCTATCATTCTGCTGGCATTCTCAAGGCTTGGTAACGCTATGAAGTATGTTGGTTACGCATGCGCGGCGATGGTGTTGATAAAAGTGGCTGTTTACGATTTCAGGATTGAACCATTGCCTGATGCTGGATGGTCTGAGCAAGTTGAAAAGTACAACTCATCAGCCAAGGGAGAGCCTGTCAGGATGAGCATAAACCCTCCTGGATGGGTTATGGAAGTGATCAAGTGATAATAATGCCCCATGCAGTGCATGGGGCATTATTTTACGATTTGTACGCGAAGGCCCGGAAAGAAACAGTAGTTGCGCCTGATGGCGATGATGACCTGTTTATTACGATGTTAGTCCCTGATGCACCAGCAGTTATTATGTCAGCACCGGATGCCGGGGTTGCTACCACTCCAATTTGCTTCCCTGTCTCAAGAGGTTTTATTGTCATTGGAACGCTTACTGTATTACTTCCACCTGGTATAGTAGCAATTCCCTCCTGAACTTCTGGATGCGTAGGACTATTGATATTAGTCAATTTACAACCAGTTGCAACGAAGGCTCCACCAACTACAGGACATCGATCAAGGAATATAGAAGCTCCACCGCCTAAGTCATCAACCAGGCTGATACTTCCAGATCTGTTGCTGTCCAGATTGCAGGCTATAAGGGTCACATCAGGAACTGAGTTTATTATAATGTCTCCAGTCTGGGCTGCATTGATGTCATTATTCTGAAGTGTAACGCCGATAAGTCTGCAGTTCTTCGGATAGGCAGTCCCTTTCTTAGTGATCTCAACGCTAAACGAACGGCTATCAGAAACACAAGTACCCTCCATAAGGAAGTTATGGCATGCGCCAACAATCTTGATGCATGGCGCGCTGGTTGACTGGTTTGACGAGTAATAACCCAGCGATACTTTGACGTCTTTAGCATCTTCAAAGTATGCAGCGATACCTCCTGCCAGATCGCTCATACAGTTCTCAAACCACGTCCACCGAGTGCCGTTTACCTCAATAGCTCTTCTTCCTGATGAATCCTTACCACCCACATATAATAATTCGTTAGAGAATACGAGCCCCTCTGTTGTCCCACTCAGTCCAAGTGACAGATCCTCATCCACATGAATATGCGTGTAGTTATCAGCATAGGTGTTGTGCGATAGGTGGGAGTTAATCTGTCCTCCACCGAAGAATACAGCGTAGTTGCTTGCAGCGAAGCGATTCCCCTTAATGATAAGCTCAGCTGATGCATAACCCTTTTCAGCCATAACGCACGCGTCGAAGAACGCGAAAGAGTTGCCGGTAACAGTAACGAGAGCTTCACGAATACGAACAGCCGTCGTATTGCCAGCATCTTTACCACCACCTTCAAAGTTAAGACCTTTAACCGCTGCGAAACGTGCCAGAAGTGTAACGCAGGTGCCGCTTCTGTTTTTAATCTTGGCACCATACTTACCATCGCCGTAAAGCGTCACCGCCGAGTTAACATTTACACCATCAACCATATACTGGCCATTGGTTGTTGGAACGTATACTGCAGCTCCGCGCCCTCCGCTTCTCCCAGCCGTATCGATTGCTGCCTGGAATCCAGCATAGTCTTGCGTTTGACTGAGTGATGTCACGAATGGATAAACCATCTGCGCGGCGGTAAGCGTTGTAAATTTTTCGCTTAACGGATGATCTGCCCCATCACCAACCGCGCCAAAATCAGTCACAGAAATAAACTCAGCATTCTTTTGATGCTGAGTTCTCGCTACAGCTCCTGCATATGGTTGTTTGACAGCGACTAAAGCATCACCATTGCCATCATCATCCGAAGCAAGAGAGGCTCTAAGAGATGAGTCACCAACACCGAGCCACGCACCAGGACCGATTCCACCGGTTTCAGATGGCGTTGAGTTCGCAGGAACAACCTTCCCACCAGAAGCAAACGAGCCTGTCCATTTGTAATATTCGCCGTCGGCAGTATTGAGCAGTACTTCGTTAGGGTTGTTGATGGTCGCTCCGGTGGTAAATGTCTTACCGGTCAGGATCACGTAACCATAGGCAGCCATTGCCTGCTGAGACAGATAGTTGATGCCCTCAATGGTGTAGTGCTTTTGTCCAAAGCGATCGGTATAGGTCCACCCCATAGAGGTAGCGAATTCGTCAATTTTACCCGCGTTAAATTTCAGGTCGCGAGGTGACTCACTTGGAACAGGAAGATTGGTAGGTTGCGTAGCCATATTGATTCCATAAAAAAACCCGGCGCTGTGGCCGGGTTGTGGTGATCGGGATGTGTCTTATTGGTAAATCAGATCGCTATACTCAGCGAGGGTTAATGCAGTGCTACCCTTGCCGTCTGGTTGTTTCGCCGTGATAGTCCACTGCCCTGCATCGAGCTCCTGTGAGGTGGCGATAACGTACCGCGACGGAGACTGAACGTCGATCCCATCAAACAGGTTGAGATCGATATTCGGGATAGCAGCGGTAAAGCCGAACGCAGTATCAGCACGAGGAGACGCAGGGTATCTTGCTGTGGTGGCGCCGGATGAATCCGTGACCTGCACAAACATGGTTCCGGAGAAGTTGATGCGTTCACTCGTCTCGAAATCATTCCCGACCCGCGACACGATATAACCGGCCTGTTGGTTGGTATCGTATGTATCCGGCACCTGAACCATATCCCCGATATTCACCCACTCGCCGTCTGCCATGGCCGTTACCTTCATGGTCATGCGGGAGTAGATAAGCCGCTTGCACTCGCGCAGCGCGCGCTCATCGGCCTGGAAGCGATTCCTGACGTACAGCATTTCGAACTTCTTCGCTTTGGCCGGCGATCCTTCAATGATGGAATTGCCGGATATCCGGTACCGGACAAAGTCCTGCTTATTAGTGTCCGGGTTGCGATACTGCACTTCAACGCCGTCATAGCCGCCTGGAAGCGTCATGTCGTAGGAGAGCGAGTAACCATCGGGCCTGGTGTTTGAGCGGTTGAATATCGTGGCCGCAGAGGTCTTTTTGCTGTCTCTGGTGAATGACAGCACGCCGTTGTCGTCGTAAACCGATACGCTGGCGGCGTCGCAGATAGTCTCCATGCGCGAACCAAGCGACACATCCTCATCGTCAAATGTGAAATCGAAATAACCCAGCCGCGGGTCGATAGCGTCGATTTCAGCCTGGATCTGGTACAGGCCATAAATATCAATGCTCGACTCCGGCTGCTGCCCTACCACAAGCCAGTTAAACAGCGCAATATCTGCAAACTTGCGCGATGGCCTGAGCGTGTAGTCGACCTGCTGCGTCGTCATGTTGTAGCTGATGACGTGGCGGGTGATCAGCGCGTTGTACTTCCTGTCGCGCCCGCTTGTGGCGTTTTCGGTAGCCCTGACCTTCACCATTACCAGAGAATCTTCAGCGTGAACGACGTTCGTCCTGACGTTTACCGCATGAATCTCTTCTACCTGCAGCTTGCTCGCGTCGCTGCTGTTATCGGTCCTCTGGAAGGTGATCGCATAGCGCCCGAATCCACCCGCCGGGTTAAGTTTGTCAGTCCGGTTAAACGTCTCCGACATGTAATCGTGTGGCGTTGTCTGCCGGTACGTGAACGTCTGCTCTGTTCCGGGGATCAGGTTGTTGTCATTGTCCACTTTCCAGATGTTTACAACCCAGTTCGTTTCGCTGTTCCCACCGAGCCCGGATTGCGTATGCAGCCACAGCTGGCTTGATGGTATAGGCGAGAAGAACGGGCCGACGATCAGCGCGGCGTTATCGTTCAGGATGAACTTTGTTGTGTTGATTGTGGCGTCCTGGATGGGGATAGAAGGACCATTCAGGTTGTCGAACGTAAACGTGTAATAGTAAACAGGGCTGACGACTGATCCATCGTTTGTCTCCGCAAAGCTGATAAGTCGCCCGGAAAGGGTGACATCTTCCGTTCGAGTGCCGCCGGTGATCGGATACGTCACGTTGATAGTGAACGTGACCGGGTGCGGGAAAGTCAGGTCAGCGAAGTAGTCGAAATCCGCCTGTTTAACGATTTTCATCGCTATCTGGCCGCCAGCGTATACGCCGCTGATGACGGTGTTTGCCGTCGCCGTCTCGATCGGGAAATCATCGCTTTCGTTAAGGCCTGGCACTTCCTGTCCGTCGACATCATCGAACTGATAGCCCTCATTCACGACCGGGATGACATCGCCTGGCTGGTAAATGGTATAGCTGGCACCGGCCATCGATCCAAGGTTCGACTCAGAGAAACGTACTGACGTTACGTCATATTTCCCCAGGCCGAACACCATCAGCTCAGTGATGTATTTCAGGTTGCTGATATATTCAAAGAGCGACTCCTGAGCCAAATCCGGGAAAGAGCGGACCTGGCCGAAATTATCCGGCTTGGCCTCGCCATTGCGCGCGATGTTAGTCTGCCCCTTCAGGCTGTTATTAGGTGAGGTCTTGCTGTTTCCGGCACCGGCATTAGTGTTTGGCTTCGGCATCAGCGAAGACAACACCTTTTGGGTGAACTTGATCGGATTCAGGTGCTCGAGAGGGTTTAGCAACGTGCCGACAAGACCGCCGTTCTTCGGCTGGTCGAAAATGATTACCCTGTCGTCGTCCTGAAGTGCAAACTCCAGCTCATCATCGGGCTGCAGTTCTTTGCCGTTAACGTTGATGCGGATATCGCGGTGAAAACTTTCCTGCTCAAGCCACTCGGAAAATACCGTGCCGGCTTTAACAATCGCCCGGTCCTTCGGCATCCCCGGAATGCGCTGAATCTCGATTACCGGCATAGGTGTAAAACTCCACTCTGGTGAATAGCTTCTGAATTGTCCGGATGGCGTCGAACCGGACGTGTCCATTTTCCCCGCGGCTGTGCAGCGCGCGATCGTCAACAATCAGGCCGACATGCACAGGCTGGCTACCAACCCAGGCGACGAAGATCCCGCCCTCAGTGAACGTGGCGCCCGGCTGCCAGAACACGACATCAGCGTCATAGCACGTCATGAAGTCGCGCCCGGATTCGTAATCCACCGTCTGGTGAATTTCGATCCCCAGAACGTGGCGGTAATAGAGGACCACCAGGCCCCAGCAGTCAGCAGCGTCAAAGGTGCAGGCGCGGTTACTCCAGGGGATACCCTCAACCCGCGAGATGAAGTCGTCTTTAAGCATTCTGGAGCCCAGGATATTCTTCGACGGTGTACAGCCGCCCGACGTTGCGATTGAGGGGGTTAACGCGCGTCAGGCTGCACGTCACGTCCTTGTCGTCCATTGAGCAGTCGCTGACGTAGAGTGTCCATGACTTGATGGCCGTGGACATATCGGCTGCGTCAAATTGCTGGTATGTCGCAGAGATAGGCGTGATGCGCGAGTAGGCTTTCCACTGCTTGAGCTGTTGCTTGAAGTCCTGCGCCAGCCGGCCAAACTTGACCGTGCTGTCGAGGATCGGCGTGTTGCTCTGCTGGCTTTCGGTTAACTCCATGCGGCATGGTGTGTAGACCTGACCGCCGAGCGTTTTGGGGAAAATCTGGTTATTAACGAGCCTGATATAGCCAAAGACCGGGCTGTAAAACGTGATGGTTTCGTACAGGATTCGGTTTGGCCTTCGGCTCTGAAATTCTCTGAGCGTCGGCATTATGGCACCTTCGGTAAGCTCTCCGGGTCGCGCCCGTCAGGATAGCCCGTGACAATGATGTCCAGCCATGAGGCCCATGGCGGCGGAAGCTCAACGATAATGTCGTCAAACTCGTCATCTGAGTTAACTAGCTCGCGCGCAACAACATCACCGCTCCACGTGAAAATAGACCCGGACTGTGACCACGACGGCCAGGAGAGAAAGTGCAATTCCTGCACCTCGACGCCAGTATCACCCGTCCCGGTACCAAGGGGCATCGTGAACCACTGATTGCAGTTGTCGAGGTAGTTCGGGCTGCGTAACCACTGCATGAATGCCCGGTGCTGGTCCTGCGTGAAGATCCACGTTAACGAGAATGACGTCTTCAGGTCGTCGGTTAATTTCTGAAACACCGGCGCGCCGACCGTAGGCTGGTCGACGCGAAACCCGGTATCAGTGGTTGGTGTTTTCCCCTTCACCGTCGCTCGCGTAGTCGGTGTGATCGAAGGAGAACGGCGCCTGACCATCGATGCTTACTGACACGTCGTCAGCGATGTCGCCAACCACGTTATACAGCTTGGCGGTTTTACCGACCGGCAGCACCGTCTGAACTCCGATCAGGTCGTTCACGATTTCCATGCCAACTTCCTGATCGCGCAGTTGCAGCACCTGGTTGTCAATCTCAGCCCAGAAGTCACGGGAGAAACCGCCAACAGCGTTACAAGCCAGCATGTCAGGCGTCATGATTGCGCGGTTAACCGCTTAACAGCAGGAGCGCCCTATGCATTCAAACCCCATGAACTGGCTCATCGCCGCACTTATGGCGCTGGGCGCTCTCATCTCATTTCTTCACGAACCGGAAGGTGTGCAATGGCTGCTTTTAATGTGGGCGCATTAGTCCAGAAGAAGACCGGAGGCATTCATGGTGTGGTGGATAGCCTACAGGATCCGGACGGCGACCATCCGCAGTTCTGGGTACGGTGGGACGACAGAGAATATTCAGTGCATCCGGAAAACGAATTACGCGCGGCCACAATCGATGGGCCACGCCTGTATAAAGAAATGGCGTAAGGAGATCACAATGACCGACACCAGCCTGATTCCCGAAAAAGAAGTGATGAACAAGCTTGGCGTTTCATCACGCCAGACAATCTGGAATTACACCAACCGGCACGGGTTTCCGAAGCCAGTCAGGACCCACCCTAAAGCGTACCTGCGGGAAGCTGTTGATGGATGGATCCTCAATGGCGGCGTTAACCAGAAATGTTCCTGATGTGCCAGAACAGCTTATCAGCGTGAAGCTCATACGCTTTGCGCTGAGCCTCAATCCAGTCGTGTTTGTTGTACACGGCCATTACCCCGCCAAGTTCATGCCCGAGCATCCTCTCAGTAACATGGGGCTCGACATCAATTTCAGACAGCCTTGTTACCAGCGTCCTCCTGAAATCGTGCGTTCGCCAGTATCCAAGGCCCATTCCTCCCCTTATTCGATTTACGAACCGGTTGGCGGCCGCAATGCTGATCGGTTCATTTATGTCCTCCCCGGGGAAAAGCACATCATTGTAAGTTGTCATGGCCTTTTCGAGGAAAGGCATAATCTGTTCGAAGATGGGGCGGCGGATGACGTTGCCCATTTTGCTGTGCTCTTTCGGCACGGTCCAGACGTTGTCCAGCAGGTCAAATTCGTTCTTGGTTGCCAGCCTCAGTTCTGAGAGCCTTGCACCCCACAGTATCAGCATCTGGTGAAGAAGCTTGTTTGAGGTCGACGCCCGGCTTCTTTCAATAGCCATCCAAATCTGAGCCAGCTCGTTATACGACAGAACGCGGTCGCCCACAGCGGCACGCGAGCCAAAGTCTCTTGGCTGGATGCTCATAATTGCGCAGCTATCTATCACCTGACGCCGCATGCACCAGCTTATCGCCGATCTAAGCTGGCTGAGCACCTGGCGCGCGCGGCGTGGATTATCCCTTTCCTCTTCGGTGAGGAGATCAACCCACTGCTTAACGGTGATTGAGGATGCCGCCCTGTTTGGGAATGCGCCATGCATCCGCTTCATAACCGTTGATCGGTATAGTGCCTGGGTCTTTTCTCGGAGTGTTGTAGAGACGTAATTGTCGAACCAGTAGTCGAGGCACTGAGCGACCGTAAGAGAGCTTTGCGTCTTCTCCTCAAAGTAGGAGCGCGGATCTGTGCCGGAGAAATAAAGGCTACGTAAATCAGACGTGATCTGCCTGGCATCCTTTAACGACACCGACGGGTAACGGCCAATGCCAAGACGATGAGGTTTACCATGCCAGCGATACCGGTACTGGAACTGGATGACCCCCTTTGGAGAAATGCGCACGCTGAGGCCATCAGCATCAGCCACTTCTTGTGGGCCAGAATATGGTTTACCATGAATGGTACGCAGTTTTGTGTCGCTGATAGCCAT